GTCCTCTCCTAGACCGCTCTCTATTAGAGTATTTTGTGTCGTTTAACCGCGACACCCGGTAATTTACTCAGTTGGAAAAATTCGATTTCCCACTTTCTATTATTGTATAGTCATAAAGACATGCAAGCACTTAAAACGGTGCGTTAGGGAGGGGAAATCCCCCTCGCTACGTTACTGTTGATACGTGTATTAGAAGGTCTTCGCTAGAACGAAAGTTCTACGTCGCGAAGTCTTACTATCCAACTAATTCTGTCACCACACCAAAATGAAAAAATGGTACCTTTTTTAAAATTGGCATATTTTCTAGAGCTTTATTGTGGCAGTATTGCTTTATTATGAATCTAAATGTCTCGGAGAGTCAACTCCGCCATCAAATCAAACCCCTTTTTTCTGCACATTTGTGTTTAGGACATCGTAAGGAGCGTGTCCCCAATCACATTTGTGTATAGATTTATTCGAATCTTCTTATTAGGAGAGTTTGTATGGGTCATTCACACTAGATTGTTTTAATCCCTGAAGGAATCCCCCTCATTTATATGATTTTCACTTAACCAATCCATCCCCGCAGCAGGGTTGATATGGATTGTAGAATCTAACATATTTATGAGAATAATTGGTCCTTTGGAGGTTATTAACTCAACGCATCGAGACAATTGTTTTAACGTGTTCAATACCACACTGTTTATCTACGTTTATCTACTGACAACCTGAGGTAGAGGGTTAGCCGCCCACATTTTCCGTAGCTCTAATCAGTGTGTGAGGTGATTATATACATACAGCTTTTTGAACAGAAGCCTAGACTATTTCTTGGTTTAGTCGAGCCTACTATAGGTTAGTTCCCCATTCCCTTTTTTGCGAAAGCACCATGACAAGTTTCTTTATCGAGGAATCAAATGTAAAAGGCCTGGGAATCTCGCTGTTGCTTATTGTAGCAGTTTGTAGTTATTTTTACTCCATCGCTCTCCCTCCACAAGGAGGTGAGTATTCTAGAGAGCGTTACGAGAGGCGTGCTCAGAACGAGAAGAAAGCCGCCCGTCGCCAGCGTAAAGCTGCCGCAGACCGTGTAAAACAAAAAGATGAAAAGCACTATTATCGCAAGTTAGTCCGTCAACAACGACCACTCGAGTCACAGGCATCAAAACAAGATTTTATAAATCTAGCCGTCGACTTTTCAGACTGGTTTTTAGACAATTTCGGCCATTTATGGCTAAAGCTACGCGACATGATGTCAAACTTCAGTATTGAGGTCCCTGACTTACGTGCTATGGCGCCTTCTGTTGACTGTTACAAGTATTATAACTTGATTAAGGACAGTGACGTTGGCAAGAGTCTTATGGAGTTACTAGACTATATTGTGGCGATTGGATGGATCGACCGCATTGAATTGACGCTGAAAGGCGTCCCCGTTTTCTGTACGAACAGAGTGCAACAGAGAGTCACGTTCCCCATGTTAATGGAAAAGACTATTTCTCTCGCGCAGCTCATTTATGAGCGCATTGCAGCTGTGGTTACATCAGGATCTGTTGAATCCTTTTTTGCATCGGAACAAAGAAATGCATATGACGTAGAGTTCACTTTTCTCAAGTCGCATAAAGTCTTAATTGATTTAGGACGCGGCAACGAGATCGATGAAGTGACTTACGACCGTCGAGTGCAAGAGTGTATTGAGGTCACCGCCTCTCTTATTAACACTGCTCCGAGGTCTGAGAGGGCGTATTATTCGTCTAGACTAGCAATTCTCAAGGACATACAGAGTGCCCGAACATTGGACAAGAAGGATCATATCCGTGAGAAGCCTTATGGCATGCTCTTATACGGAGATTCAGGAGTTGGAAAATCGGCAATCGTTAATTCGTTGCTGAGATATGTATTGAAGGTGAACGGCAAGGACTACAGTCCCAAAGCTATTATTACGCTTAACCAGGAAGATAAGTTCCAATCTGAATTTCGCACCCACCACAAAGGTGTGATTTTGGACGATATCTGTAACACAAACCTGGACCGCGTTGATGGGTCTCCTGCTACACCAATTATTATGTTTTTAAACCAAGTACCCATGTCCGCCCTAAACCCTAATGCCGAGATGAAAGGTATGGTGATGATTGAGCCCGACGTAGTGTGTGCGACAACTAATGTCAAATCACTGAAGTCAAATGAGCTCTCTAACGAACCACTATCGATTAATCGTCGCTTCGAGGTAACAATCACCCAAAAGGTGAAACCCGAATATTGCAAGGTGGGCACCACTATGCTGGATAACAGCAAAATCGAACACATGTCGGGGGAGCAATTCCCTGATTACGCCACTTTTACAGTGGAAGAACCTTACTATGGCAAGTCGCAAACTAACGACGCCAGTGCCGAGAGTAGAAGACGCAAAATTGCGTATGCCCCTATGTTTTACAAGGGCGAAGAATTGAAGGATGTTGACATTTTTACTTTGTTAGAATTCCTGAAAGAAAACTCTCGCGAGCACTACCGCAAGCAAAAGGCCTTTGTTGATGGCCAAAGAAAGCTGAAAGATATGCCGTTGTGCCCACATGACAGACCTGTAGGTCATTGTCAGGAATGTGCGGCAAGTGAGACGGCGGACGAAGCCTCAGAGGAGGAAGAGTTGGAATCTCAGGTAGGTATCCCTCATTATAGTGAAGTGAAAGAATATTTATTAGCACTAGAGGAACAAGCCTGTCAGTGGTGGATGGAGACCAAGAGGGCAATGATTACGTCAAAATATGGCACTTATATTCTCGCGTTTCTTATGCGAGATGTGCTTAAACGTATAGTCCTAGACAGTATTAGCAATTATGCCGTTGCAGTTGTTATGCTCATTTTTATTGAGCTTACCCACGGCGTTCCCTCAGCAGTTACCTTAATTGGTGTCACACTGCTTTACGCTATGTATATTGCTGTCAGATTTTATTTGGTCAGGAGAAGAGCTGTAGGAGAATTTATTGCAGTGACCAAGCCCTCAACCTATTTTAAGGAAATGACGTGGGCTACGAAGAAGAAATGGTTGGCCTTTTTGGCCAGTGTTGGTATTTGGAAAGTACTAGTGTTCTTGGCGCGTAAATGGAAGACGCTGCCCAGCAAACAAGCTGCAGCAGCGATCAGCCTTACGCCAGATGCTAAACCGTACCACAAGACCGTTGAATTCTGGGACACTCATGCGCAGGAACGAGCATACAAGTTTGGTGATGCCGGGGCAACCTGGATAGCCCGCTCTACCTCGCAGTCTGAGTTTGAAGCAGTTATTGGAAAACGACTAATGATAGTCATGAAGGAAGATGGCACTCAGTGCAATGCTCTCCCTGTTAAGGGGAATGTGCTGTTGTTGCCTAACCATGTAGTACCGAAGGACACAGAATATGTGACGCTGAAGCGCGTCGGAGGACATTTGTTGAAGAACCTGCCACTGGCAAGGAGTGCGTGTTATCGCATCCCTCATACAGATTTGGCACTATGGTATAACGCGGGGATCGGACCTCAGAAAGACCTAACACCCTACTACCCAAAAGAGGTACATGAGGGCAAGAAAATCGAGGTATTTACCTTGTACAATGATGATGGTAGTCTGAAGAAGTACCCCAAAATGATGGCTTTTAGAGAGCGAGTGGTAACCACGGAGGGTGGTATATTCGCAGGCCTTAAGTACACGTTCCCGGAGAAAACATTCGGGGGCCTCTGTATGGCCACGCTGATAGGTACAGCTGAAGGTTCACTCTTCATTGCTGGCCACCACTTAGCTGGACGCGATACGACTGGAGCAGCAGGTTTTGTTACCCGCGCCCAGATCGAGGAAGGATTGAAGGTCTTAGATTCGAGACCAGGAATACTAGTGTCGCACTGTGCGACCCCGTTGGAGACCACTGCTATGGGAGTGGATTTTGGACCGTTGACTAAGCCGCACGAGAAGTGCCCTACAAACGATTTGACGGCATCGGCAAAAATTAAAGTGCACGGCGCACATAACCAGCCGCGCTCTACGCCAAAAAGTGCTGTCGTAACCTCGCTCATTTCTGGAGCAGTTAAAGAGGTGATGAAGATCGAAAAGAAACATGGACCCCCTAAAGGTATGGGGGATGTGAGGCATAAAGTAGTCGACCTGGAAGGAAAGGTGGATACGGCCACCAAGTTTGACGCAGATTTATCTGCCAAAGCGTATGTAGATTATTGCGCTAAGTTGGACACTATACCCGAGGAAGAATTGAAGAGACTCGGGAAGCTTTCGGATGATGCGAATCTCGCCGGCCTGGATGGAGTACTTGGCGTAAATGCCATTAATTTCTCCACCTCTATTGGGTTTCCCCTTAAGGGACCAAAGACCCAATTAGTAGAGGTCAGTGACCGTGTGGTAGAAGGAATCTCGTGCCCGAGGGATGTCAATCCCATGGTACTTGAAGAAGTCGCAAAGATGGAACAAAAACTCCTTAAAGGAGAGGCGATTAACGCCATTTTCAAAGGTGCTCTGAAAGATGAGCCCACAAAACTTAACAAGGACAAAGTTCGGGTTTTCGCTGCGGCGAATTTCCCATTTGTCTTCCTAGTGCGCAAGTATTACTTGACTCTAGCAGCACTGTGCCAGCGCAACAAAGTTGTGACTGAATGTGCAGTGGGAACGGTTGTACAGTCCCCTGAATGGACTGAGTTGTATGAACACATCGGAAAACATGGATGGGACCGGGCCATTGCTGGTGATTATGCTAAATTTGATGGGCGAATGAGTCCTCAATTTATGCTCATGGCTTTTAAGCTTTTGATTCACCTGGCCGAGAAATCGGGAAACTACGAGGAAGATGACCTTACCATTATGCGTGGTATTGCGTCGGAAATCTCTTACCCCACTTATGATTATTTTGGCACTCTTGTGCAATTCATGGGGTCTAACCCGTCTGGTCACCCATTGACCGTTGTTATTAATAGTTTGGTAAATTCGTTGTATATGAGGTACACCTATTATTCCATAGCCAAGAAGAAAGGCTGGTGGAGGGTACCGAGGTTTGACCAGGTTGTGTCGCTGATGACATATGGAGATGATAATATTATGACCGTGGCACGTGGATATGATGATTTCAACCACACCGCCATTGCGCAGGAGTTGGCAGCGGTGGACATTAAGTACACTATGGCTGACAAGGATGCTGAGTCGGTCCCCTTTGTAAATCTTGGGGATGCGTCTTTCCTAAAACACTACGCTAAATATGATGAGGAACTAAAGTTGTACAGGTCTCCGGTTGAGGAGGATTCTATTGCAAAGATGTTGCATGCTCACAAGAAGTCTGATGTATTGACTATGGAGCAATCGAGTGCTGAAGCAATTCAAAATGTTGCGCTGAAGTATTTCGAATTTGGACGTGAAGTGTACACTCAGAAAGTAGCTGAGTTGAAAGAAGTTGCACAAAAGACCGGCCTGACTGGATATGTTGGTCCTATTATGGACTATGATGAAAGGAAGAAATGGTACTGTGAGAAGTTTGGCCTGGAGTCGCAGGCAGGATATAAGCACAAGATTAGGAAGTGCAGTGTGAACTCCGCAGAGGAGCAGTTGCAGTTGAAAGCGATAGCCGAAATGCCGCTAAAATGCACCGCAAAGGAGTACGACTTCCCCGGGGGTCGCGCAGGAGATCTTCTATTCATGGCTCGTGACATTAATGTCTTAGTAGTCGTAGAGGTCAAATGTTGCACACGTGAGAATGTTGAGAAGTATGCCCGAGTAGTG